GGCCACTTTGGATCGCTACCCCATCCGCCTGGGGGACCTGATGGTGATGGATATTGATGCGTCTGCCCTGCCAGAGACGGTGGTGTGGTCGTCGTCTCCTGAGTGCCGGCTGCAGGAGCTGGTTTGTGTTGGGATGGGCGCTGATCGCTTTTACCACCGCCCCATTTTTGTCAACGGCTGGATTTCCAAGAGTGAACACTGGCGCTGTGTCTTAGCTGTTGACCCTGCTGGTCGGGGTTCAGACGAGCTGGCTTGGGCTGTTGTCGCTGAATTGAACGGCAACTTCTTCCTTTTGGAGTCCGGTGGCAGCACCCTGGGCTATGCCGATGAGGTGTTGCAGTTCCTGGCCAAATTGGCCAAGAAGTGGGATGTGAACTACGTCATCAACGAATCCAACATGGGCGATGGCATGTTTACAGCCCTGTTGAAACCCCATTTGATGCGGGAACACGCCGTCACCATCGAGGAGGTGCGTCACAACATCAGAAAAGAGACCAGGCTGTGCGACACCTTGGGCCCGATCATCCAGCAACACCGCCTGGTGGTCACCACCAAGGTGATCAAGCAGGACTACCGGATGCAGGACGAGGACCCAGAGAACGGTTACAGCCGGTCTTTGTTCTTCCAGGCCAGTCGCCTTACCCCCGAGAGGGGGTGTTTGAGCCACGATGACCGTCTTGATGCGTTGGCCATCGCCTGTGCGTTCTTTGTCGAGTCCGCCGCCCAGGATCAGCGTGTTGCCCAGCAATCACGGGCCGATCAGCTCCAACAGGAGTCCTATGAAGCGTGGCTAGATGAAACTGGTGCTGCAGTGGATGCGTTAGCCCTGGGATGGCGGCCAAGGGCTAGCACCGGCAGAGCCCATGGGGGTGTCACCCGGCTGCGGGTGGGCGCTTGAAGTCCACAACCTTGCCTTGCATCGAGTCAAAGTTGAGTTTTCCTGCCAATTTGGCCAGAGTGCTGCCTTCTTGAGCAACTGCAGTGACGTTGTTCTGCTTCAGGAGAGCCAGCGCCTCGGCTCTGGCCTTGCGGTCACCATTCCGTAGGTCTTCCAGGACCTGATAGATGACCTCTTCGTGCATCTGCCCGAGCATGTCTTGAAGGTCTGCCATGACTACGGGGGTGGAGGAGCTGTTCCCATTGTGGCTGTGCCGGTAACCTGAAGCAGCGTTACACCCCTGTCGTGGTTCCCATTCCACCAATTAACGAGCGGTTGGTGGCGGTATTGGCCACCAAGTTCCCTGATCAGGCCCCAGATCTGGACTGTCCTGATCGCGAAGTGTGGTTTAAGGCCGGTCAGGTGTCAGTGGTGCGCTGGCTTGCTTCCAAGTTGGAAGAACAGGAGAACGTTCCTTTTGATTCGGAGGGCCTCTGATGTGTAGCGGTGGCGGTGGAGCGGCAACAATCACGCAGCCGGATTACAGCGCATACAACAAGCAGTTCGATCTGCAGAAATCGGCCATCGACCAGGCCATGAACAGTGGCGCACAGCTGATGCAACAGCAGCTGAATCAGTCCATGACTGCCAAGCAGCAGGCATTGAGTGCGTCTGTTGAGCAGAGGAAGGTGCTGGCCGAGAACACCAACGCCCAAGCCATGCGGATGGCGGCTTTGATTGGCACACCGCCCCCCGAGAAGTCAGCAGCAGCGCCCGAAGTGGGCAGCGCCAGGGGAATTGAGACCAAAAAAGGCAAGTCGGCACTACGCATCGGGCTGGATTCCACCAGTCGGATGAGTCAGGGCGCTGGCCTCAACATCACCTAGGAGAACGACCATGTGTTTTGGCGGAAGCCCTCAGGCCCCACAAATCGTCTACCAGGGCCCCAGTCAGGCGGACTTGGACGCTGGCCAGGCATCGCTGGATCTTTACAAGCAGCAGATGACTGACCAGCAGTCCACTTTTAAGACCCAGCTGCAGGCCCAGATCGACAAAGCCAACAAGGACACAACTGAGCTGCAGTCGAAGTTGTCGTCTGAGTCAGCTGCTGCCTCTGCTGCCTCTGCTGCTCAGCAGACCGGCGCTTATGCAGCCACTGCAACCCAGACGGACGCACCGGTCAATGCTGCAACAACTGCTGCAGTGATGAAGAAGGAGAAGCCCAAGAACAACTTGAAGATTGCCTCAGCCGCCACTCCGGCATCTGCTGGCACTGGTCTCAACATTGGGGTCTGATCATGTGCATTGGTGGTGATGGTGGTGGTGGTTACGTCCCAATCGAGAGCCAAAGCGACGAGGATCTTGCGCTGTATCAAGCGCCTTCCGCCCAGGAGGCTGGGCTTGACGAGTACGGCAACATGACCTACTCGTTTGACGAGAACTACACCTCCGAGCAGAACGCTTACGACCAGGCTCAGGCCGAGATTGACCGCAGGCAACAGGTCAGGGACCAGTTAGCCGCACAAGCTGCTGAGCGGGAAAACATTCTCCAGATCCAGCGGGACCAGGCCGTTGAAATGGAGCAACAGCAGACGGCAATCGTCACCCAGCAGCAGGAGCAGGCCACACAACTGCAGACCCAGCAAGCCGAGCGCGTGACTGGCATCCGCGCTGCGGGCAACGCCGTCACCCAGTCCCTTCAGATTCTTGGCCGCCAGGGCGGGAAGCAGGCGCCAACTGCTGCAACCACTGCCCCGGCAGGCAAGAAGGCCGTGTCCCGTATGGCCCCAAGTTCAGGGTTGCGCATCGGATCAACCCAGGCCGGTTCTGGCGCTGGCGCAAACGTCGCTATCTAGTCATGCCAACTGCTCAACAGCGATATAGCTCCCTTGAAGGGGACCGCAACTACTACCTAGAGCGGGCCCGGACCGCTTCCAGGCTGACCATCCCCTACCTAATCCCCGAGAGCAATGAGCCAACGGCTGGCACCAGGGAGTCGTACCCCGTGCCATGGAACGGCATCGGCGCCAGGGGCGTGTTGAACCTGGCCAGCCGCATGTTGCTTGCCCTCCTTCCACCCACCCAGCAGTTCTTCCGCTTTTCGCTGGACGAGGCGGCCCTGGCACAGCAGGGGGTGGGCCTGGAACAGAAGTCTGAGTTTGAGCTGGCCCTCAGCAAGATCGAGCGCGAAGTCCTGAAAGCGATTGAAACCAGCAATGACCGGGTGGTGTTCCATGAAGCCCTCCTCCATTTATTGGTCTCAGGCAATGCCCTCCTCTATATCGGCACCGAGGGGCTGCGGGTATTTCACCTGAACCGCTACGTCTGCTCCAGGGACCCCATGGGCAACCCCTTGGATGCGGTCGTCTGCGAGGAGCTGCCCATCTACAAGCTGCCCAAGAAGGTGCAGGACATTGTTAAAGGCGATGAGCCAGATGCCCTGAAAGGAATCCTGGACGACCAGGACCCCGTTGCAGGCAAGGCCCAGGAGAAGACCGTCAAGCTCTACACCTACATCGAGTGGGGTGAAAAGACGGTTTGCTGGCACCAGGAAGTCCGGGGTCAGAAGATCCCAGGCACTGATGGCAAAGCACCGCTGGACATCAGCCCCTGGCTGGCACTGCGCATGACCCGCGTAGACGGGCAGCCTTATGGCATTGGCTATGTCGAGTCAGCAGCCCTGGCTGACCTGCAGACCGCTGAGGTCTTGTCTCAAGCCGTGGCCGAAGGCGCTCTGGCATCCGCAAAGGTGTTGTTTTTGGTCAAGCCCTCTGGGGTTACCAAGGCTGCCGACCTGGCTCGCGCCCCCAATGGCTCATTCGTCACGGGTGACCCTAATGACGTACTGGCCCTACAGGTGCAGAAGTCTCAGGACCTGTCGGTTGCCATGCAAGGCAAGCAACAGATCGAGGCCCGGCTCAGCCAAGCCTTCATGCTTGCCGATGTGCGGGACTCTGAGCGCACAACGGCTGAAGAAGTACGGCTGCAGGCGCTGCAAATTGAGAACAGCCTGGGTTCCATCTACTCAATCCTGACGACTGAGTTTCAGGTCCCCTACGTCTCCCGCAAGCTCGACATCCTGACCCGTGCAGGCAAGGTGCCCAAGCTGCCTAAGGATCTGGTAAAGCCAGTCATGACAGTGGGTCTGGCTGCGGTAGGCCGTGGCAACGACCTGGAGCAATTGGTCAGATTCACCACCACCCTGGGCCAAACCATGGGCCCTGAGTCGCTATCCACCTACATCAAGCCCAGCGAGCTGATCAAACGATTGGCCTACTCGATGGGCATTGATGTCCTTGGCCTGGTGAAGACCGAGGAAGAGCTGGCTGCTGAAGCTCAACAGCAACAGCAGATGGCTCAACAGCAGCAGCTGATGGCATCACCAATGGGTGATCCGCAGAAGCTGGCAACTGCGGCGGCCACCGTGCAGGAAATGCAGGCTGGCCCCGAACAACAACCCACTGACCAACAACCCGCATGACCACGACCCCGCAACTGACCACCCCTGAAGGCATCGAAGGGATGGTGGCCCCCGGCCAGGAGAACATCCTGGAGGAGTTCGTCAAAGAGCAGGAGACGCAAGAGCCTGAACTGCTACTTGGGAAGTTCAGGTCACAAGACGACCTAGCCAAGGCGTACCAGGAGCTGGAAAAGAAACTGGGTCAACCCAAGCAGGAAACCAACCCAGAGCCCGCACCAGCCGAAGGCTATTCAGCCGATCAGGCCGTGGGCGTCTACGGCGAAGGTCCGGTGGAAGCCCTTAGAGAGAAGGGCATTGACATGGCCGAGGTCATGTTTAAGGCCGACCAGGGCCAGGACATCAGCGAGCACTACGACACCTTGGCCGAGACGTTTGGTGTCACCCGCCAGGTGGTCGAAAACTACGTCTCCAAGGCCCAGGGCTCGGCCCCTGCAGAAGCCCCAGGACTGACTGAATCAGACGCCGCTGAACTCAAGGCCATGGTTGGCGGGGACGCTGCCTTTAGCAAGCTGAGTCAGTGGGCTGCCAGCAACCTGGAGCAAGGCGAGCTGGCCAAATACAACGCCGTGGTGGACAGCGGCAACAAGGACGCCATCGAGTGGGCGCTGAAGGCCCTGCAGGCACGGGTGGCTGCACCTGACTCCGTAGTGGAGCCAAAGCTCTACGGGGGTGGTGAAGCCGCAGCTGAGACCAAGTTTGAAAGCCAGCAACAGGTTTTGGACGCAATGAACAAGCGGAATGGTCGCGGCCAGCGCATGTATGACGTTGATGAGGCTTATCGGGACAAGGTTCAGAGGTTGTTGGCAGTTAGCGATGTGTTCTAGTAGCGTTAATTCAGAACGCAACCGGATCGACAGGCCCTTTCAGGAGGACAACCTGTGGCGGTGAAGGAACAAGCGGGCTAAAAAACCACTTTTTCGTCACTACTAACAATGGCTGTCAACGACGTTTTACTAAACCGTCTTGGCCAGATCAAAGGCGCTGCCGCTACTTGGGGCGCTGGCGCTACTGGCCTTGATGCAGACCGCGCCCTGATGCTCAAGCTCGGCTCTGCCGAAGTCCTTGATGCTTTTATGACCGCTTGCCTGTTCAAAGGCAAGACCCGTGAGCGGAACATCCGTGGCGGCAAGTCGGTGGCATTTCCGATCACCGGCAAAATGTCTGCCCGGTATCACCAGCCCGGCACACCCATCCTGGGTGAAGGCAACAATCCTTCCGACATCAACGAGCGGGTTATCAGCCTCGACGCTCTGATGATTGCAGATGCTGCGATCTATCAGCTTGACGAGCTGATGTCCTACTTCGACGTGCGGCA